CAGTGCCAGTAGCCGGGTTATAAGTCGGTACGCTTTCACGTACATAACTCAAGGAATTAACGCGGAACCGATTCACTAGCGTTTTGGCTAGTGGTCTAGCGAAGGAATCTTGAAACGCCATTAGGACAGCACCCTAGTAACAATGCGGCCAGCGCTAGTTGTGGCATCAATGAAATAACCGTTTAACAGATCGATCAGGAATGGAAACCGCTGCAGGACTAACGGCGCACCTGGCGATACTTTTGTGCTGTTGCCTGTATTGCTCTTGATGTCGTAAAAGCTCTGTTTTAATGCTCCTAGCTCTTGCGACTGAACTGCACCGGTCGGGTTATCTTTTGCGCCTGTCCCTGTTATCGCTGTCGGATCTTCTGCTAACTCAAGAGCCAACATTGCTGTTGCCTCGATAATTGGTGTAGGCATTGCAGCACAAGCCCACTTGATGCCCCTTACCGTTTTGCCAGATCGCGGCCAAGATAAACTTTGCGCCTTGCTTGCATCTGTAGTACTAGGCGTGCATTGTGTGCCGTTCCAATTCAACGCTTGAAGCGCAGCTGTTGCCGTAATCAGACCAATCTCTTTGTTAGCTGTACTTACCGCTGACCATCGGGCATTGTTAAACGTGTCGGCAAAATAGGTGTCAGCTTGTGCTGCTGAAATGTAGCTGTTGGCTGTAGCAGAGCCTAAAACCGAATCAATCGCCATTTATAGAACCTTCGTAAATGTGACGACGTAACCATCAGCCCATAGCTCTTTCTGTTTGCGCTTGGCGTCTTTCACGGGAACATGCCAGAGATAAAAACCGCCTGACTTGTAGCTGTGAATTTCAACCAAGCCCACCATCGAAAGCAATGAGCGGTGATGTCTTCATTTTAATGATCTGCTTGACCATTAAAAAGCCCGCCTTGTCAAAGGGCGGGCCGGTAGTCCTTCACTCGACTTTTTAATGCTACGCCTAAAGAGGCGTAACGTCAACGATCAAGCAACAGTGGTGCCGTAAGGGCTGTTCACTGTCAGTTGAACCACAGGGATGGTCCGAAGGTCGTCATAGACAAAGCCCCAGTTACCAGCTGTTGCCAGCTGTGTATTGGTTGGGTCAGTGACGCCACTCGTCCAAGAGACTCCAGGAATATGCATGCAGTTGTTGTAAGTAACTGTCATGATATTTTGACGGGAAAGGATGTTCCTTTCGGTCTCAATTTCCATGCCAAACTGAGAGCCAGTCTTGACGGCGCCAGTACCAAATAGATAGCAAACAAACTGTTGGTTCTCACCAGAAGCACCAACGATTGGCAGAGAGTCATCGACAATTACCGACAAACCTGCGAACGTTCCTACTTCTGCCGAAGACACGCCTACGCCACCGCCTCCGAAAGCGATTGTTGAACCTGTCAGAACTCCAGCAGGAGCGCTAAAGGTCAACATGCCGATTTCCTGCAGCCTTGCAGCTACAAGAGAATGCATTGCAATGGTGTTAACTGACGTTGCACGCTCACCAAGCTTGAATTTTGCTTTGGTTACGTTAGAAACGTTCAGATAATTTGCATCAGTTTGAGAGCCTGCAGTTGCTACTGATACGTCTACAGCATTGCCAGCAAGGGCAGTGCCGAAGATACCTGTCAAACAAGACAGCAGTTTGGTGGTTTGCTTTGTAGCAATATCAGCAGCCAATTGACTGCGGATGTTACCCAGGGCATCCTCACCAACTTGCACTTGGCTAAGGTCATCAGCAGCAAATGCAGCACCGCGAGTTGTCCAAACGCCGTATTGTGTCCCGGCGGTGGTTTTTTGCGTTTGATAAGCACCAGCGCCGCCAGTTCCCCAGGTCGCTGAACTGTTAACTGACTCCTCAGTGAAGTTTAGAGGCTTGAAAAATGGGATTTCGGCCTTAACACCACCGACGCCATTAAGACGGGCATCAAGTCCCAATACACCAGATTGCACAAAGGCAGAACGGAAAAAGACTTCATCAGTCAGATACCGCTGAAACTGTGCGCTAGTAGCCAGCCTTGTCGCGGATCCAATATCGCCAGTAAAAACTGATGCGTTTGGTGCTGTGCCGTAGTTGCCGGGATAAGCGGACATTTTAGTTTCCTAATGAGAGATTTATTAGGAGCTTTCTTGCGCCTTTAAGCGTTCATAAAGCTCGGGTTGCTCTACCTCCAACGCCAAACGTTCAGTGAAGTTCATTGCACTGAGCGATTTAGTGCCAGCTGTAGAAGATGGAACCGATCCATTAGCCCCTGAACCTCTTGCGCCACTTCCCGCGAAGAAATAGTCGTACCCAGATGACTGAGCTTTTAATTGTTCAACGTGGGTTGATAGATCCGTCTGAACGCCCCCGTACAGCGAAACGATCTTCCCGTCGTCGTCCATTCTCAAGCTGTCAGCCATTAGGCCGTATAAATGCTCGGGAGAATGCACACCGCCTTGCTGATATGCAGCTAGGGCCGTGGCTTTTATCTGCTGGGTGCGAGCTGCTTGCGCGTTGCGTTCTGCCTCGGCTCGAAGTTGTTCAACTTCTTGCTCTAGCTTTGCATTCGTGCTTTTGGCATCAGTCCAGAGCTTCTCGAACTCCTGAGAGTTAACGAGACGTTGTTGCTCTTTTTTCTGATACCCGCTCCGCTCTTCCTGCAGTTGACGTTCCAATGCTGCAGTTTTCTGTTGCTTCTCCAGGAGTAACTCCCGGTTCTTTGCCTCAAGTAAGGCAACGCGATCAGCCTCAGACTTTTGAACGTTTACCTCCGCAGGAGGTTGAAGCTCTTCACCCGCTGGGTTTGAGTTCAGTTCTTCTGGCATTAGATGAGTAGGTGTTAACAGATAGCCCCGCAGGAGCTGTCTAGATATTAACTAACGTATGCGTAAGCGTAATTTTTAGTCGAAGTACCTAGCTATTAGCTCGTAATCCGTGCTTGTTTCAGCCGCCACCATCAGGGCCTCTACAAGTTGCCCCATAAATACCCTGTCAGGGCCTTTGGCGGATTCAATGCCAGCCTTTAACTTGCGTGGTACGGATCGATCTTCTGGCCAGCCTTGGACTAGCTCAACTGCTTGATCAAAGGTCATTTCATTGCTGCCTCCATAGCCTGTTCTACCCATTTATATGCAGCAGGGGACACTTTCTTTAAGTCATCCGGTGCAAAGACGTACTGAACAAAGGTTTCCGCAAACTGCTCAAATTCATTTGTCTTGCCGTATACGCTCGGATACCAGTTGCGTTTGCGTACCTCCAAGTTTTTCTGCAGTGGTGACAGCCCATCTAAGCCGTCGGTGATATACCTGCCAATTGATGGTTTACCAGCCCTGAAATGCACCTGATGCCCCATCTCATGCACATAAGTGCCTAGCCAGCCTTCATTAGTCTTCTGCGTTGTTTTACCTGTTCTCTTGTATAGATCTTTTGTCGTGATCTGTAGCGGCTTACCTGCTGCTGATTGCTGAACACTATTTTTTACTGCTTCACGTAACCTTGCAACGCTTGCTTTTGTCAGCTGCGTAAATTGCGCTTCTTGTCTCATCACGATTAGATGAGCAGCTTCGATGGTGTGGCCAGCTGCACCACTGCTGACCTTGCCAACAGAACCCAAGAATGGATTGTTGCTTCCTTTCTCCAAGGAATCGGCAACATCCTTGACAATGCCTTCACCTTTGCCCTTGCCAGCTTTTAACGCTTTGATGACTTCAGGGTTTTTCCAGTGTGCAAATTCATCACCCTTGGCGCTAAAGGTTTTTTCCCTGCCGTTTGACCAGAGGGTTTGAATCTCTTTCTTGCGCTGAAATTCCATCACCTTTCGCATGTGCTGACCAGCCAAGCCCTCTTCACGTGCAGCCATTTCCATGCTGTCAGCAATGGCTTTATGGCTCAGCTTGTTTTTGCCGTTGTCCCATTGGTGTTCAGCAATGTAGTCACGATCCTTCTGCTGAGGCGTAGCGGGTTTGGGTTTAGGCGCAACAGGCTTGGGTTTAGGTGCCGGGGGTTTGGGTTTCGGTTTTGGTGCCTTGGGTTTTGGTGGGTCAATGCCCCGATTCCATTCGGTTTTAAATGACCGCAACTTGGTCACACGATCAGGGTCGGTAACTAACCGCTTTAAAGCATCATCAGGCGGAAATCCTTTCTTAACCGCTTGCGTAAACCAATCCGCACGCTCAACACCAAGCGTTGATTCGCCTTGGCCCTTTTTACCCCCACCGCCGAAATATTCGGCCAATGTCACTCGCGAGTCTTTGGTGTCTTTCTTGGCCATATCAGCCAAGTAATCCGCATAGGTAGCGCCCTTGGGTTTGATCTCTACGGCCTTGCGGTAAAACAGCTTGCCGTTGACTCTGACCTTTGACGCATAAGAGCCTTTGCCTGTTGGCTTTGTTTCGCTGAGCTGTATCGCTGTTCTTACGTCGTCATCTTCATCAGGATCCACTACAACAACGTTGCATCTGCAATTTGGATGTATCGGCGTTTCTGGTAAGTCGCCTCTTTCTGGCTTCTTCTGCCCATCTAACGGGCCACAGGTGGGACAGACGCGACTGTCTAGGGCCGATGTCCACTCATAGACAAGACCCTCTAAGGCGTCAGCGTTAGCGTCCCAGACCTGTTCAGTTATCTGCCTGTTAAACGACTGAATCGCAGTTCTAGCAACAGTGTTGGCTTGTCCCTTGATCTTGCCTGTTGCAGTGTCTTTAGTCGCTCTTAGCAACCCACTTTTAGTGATCTCTTCACTGATCTGCTTTGCAATGCTCTCGGTTGATGCACCTTGCAAAATTCCGGTTCTGACTGTCCGGTCAATAGTCTGAAAATTCTGTTTCATCCATAAAGAAGTTGGCGTGTCTAGCTCTGGATTAACGCGAAATAGCTTCTCTAGCTTTACGTTTGCAATCGACGTCTTGCTCAATGCACTCTGAACATTCTCAGCAAGAATCCGGTTGCCAAAAGCCTGCAGCTGACCAGTAGGAGCATTGCGAATCGGGCCGCTAGTGCCAATAGGGGCTGGGGCTTTAATCGCCTCTAACGACTTAACGACATTTTCCTCAACTTCCTTTGATATCCCTTCCAAACTGTCAATAATCGATTCTCGAAAGCTGTCGTTATAAGGCTGCAACGCCTGCATGACCTGCGGCCTTAACCTCTTCCATGCTTTGTCCTGCAACAGCGCCTCTTCAGGCAAACCCTCTACAAGACGCCTAATCTGCGTCATTGCATTGGCAAACGCTGGATTAGCACCCTTTACAGCTGCCTTCTCTGCATTGGTTAGCGAGAATGCATGACGGATAAAAAGCGATAACTGCTTTTGATTCACCGCCTAAACTATCCTTATACGCTTAATTCTAATGGCTCAAAAGATTCGTAAAATTCAGATCGGTAATACGACAATTGAGCAGAGCATTGAAGTGCCTGATGCTGATCCAATTTGTGAATTGAAGCCTAAGCGCCGTGGCCGTAAAGCCAAAACTACGGACGATTACCAGTTTCTCGAAGCTCCCGTTTCAGATGACTGAGGAGAGCTTCTTCATAAGGCACTAACGCATTTCCTTTTAGCTCTAACTCTAAAATCCGTAACCTAACGAGTTTGGCGTAAGAGTCTGCCAGCCATTCTTTTACGTCTTCAGATTTTGCATATCTTGATTCAATCGTTATTGCACCACCAATTAAGCTAATCAGAACTAAGGAAACAGACGTTAAGGCTGCCACCATTTCCGCAGTAATTACAGGCTTTTCAGTCATTTGTCTGGTGGTTTGAAGGTCCATGTCTTAAATGGGTCAGGTTGGCCGTCTGTAATTGCTACCGCTCGCCTGTAAAAATGATTGTCAGTACAACCAACATTTTTTAGATGGTTGCGAATTCGACGCCAATTTTCTAGCGTTTGATTATCCATAAATCAAAATGGCAATAGGTAGCAAATCACAAATCATTTGCCCTTTTTGCCTCCACCTTTTGGTTTGCCTTTTTTGTAACCCATAACATGCGGTGCTTTGATTGACATGAAACCTCCAAGGGGTGTTACGCCCTTTTGCTTTTCAGTGATGACAGCTTTTGGCTGTGTGTCTGTAGCTTTTAAGTAGTCCTTAATTGCTACGTTGACCACATAAGGGACTAACCCTTTTTTGGCTTGATCGCACCTAGTAGCTTCAAAACCAATTGCAGGATGCTGTTTTCTTTTAGCTTGGGTGTCATCCCAATTACTTCAGAAATAGCTGCGACAACCACCCACAACGCGGGCTCTTTCAAAAATTCCATGTCAAATCCTTAACTAACTTAATTCTAAGGACGACGGCCTTAGTCGATTGCGCCTAGTTGGTTTTGATCTGTAAGCTCAACTTCTAGTTCAATATCGAAGTCTGTTGGGAGGCATTCGCCTTTTCTTAGAATTTCTAACAAGGTAGATTTCGTGATCACATCGTTGTTATAGAGGTTCATGTATTGGCCAACGGCGTTGCCTTCTAACGTCTGCAGGTTGAAATCACGATCAATGACAATTTTTGGCGATTCCTTGCCGACGTAAGCTGCTGCATGATCAAAGGCATGCTGCAATGCATCCTCTAAATTGCGGCTAACGCTACTTAGTAACGAATCTGAGTCTATGCGGCTGATCTGCTTAGATTGTGCTGTCTCTGGGCTGTTTAACTGCGCGAAGAGAGTAGCGATACCAAGGTTTCGCATTTGCTCTTCAAGCCTGTCTAAGTAAGCCTGTTGTGCGTCAAAGCTAGATGATGCTGGCTCAATAAACTTTCCATCGCCATCAGTTGGTAACAATATTGCTGAGTTGGCTGACAGGCCAATTGTGCCTTCAGTATCTGAATCATCGAAACCTTTTAACAGAAGGATTGGTAACGCACTGACGTGCAAAGCGTGGCCTAAATCGCAGTTAGCCTGTGCGTGTCTAATGTTTAAATTTGCGATGCTAAGCAATGGCGGCTTTGATACATATTCTGCAACCTTGTTTGAATAAGCAACTGATACAGGAATTTTGTTCACGTTAGTCGTGCCCTCTTCATGGATGGCCCAGCCTGTTGCACCTTTGCGCCAAACTTGCCATTTGCCAGGTTCAACAACCCTAATTTGGCGAAGGTGCTCAGTGCCAAACTGACCTTTAGGCTCGCAAGCAATTTCGTTAATTCTTACCTGATCAATTGGTGACGTAGGCCCAGCATCAGACTGTCGCCATCCAAGAATCTGTTGAGCTTCATAATGCGCGAAATAGGGCATTAACCCACGTTCACGCTCTTCTCTAAGGTTTGCAGCGGGTTCTACATTTGGCATATCAGCCAAAATTACAGAATGGCCATACAACAAAGAACTGATTAAAACCCGTTGAGCAAAGGCTCTTAAGCTGGCGCCTCTACCGTCAACGTTGCAGCAAAACTCATCCCAGAATGGATCAAGCTCTGCGCCTTCTACCTCTTGATAATCGTTAGGTAATACTTGAATGCCTTTTCTAAGTATTAAACCTGCGGCTTGATCAGCAATACGTGTAGTAAACGGGCTAAGCGTTGCTTTACTTACGCGGCGGTTCCATGCATCGTCTGTTTCGGCTGGCTCCTGAGGCAATAAATACTTAGCGCCAAGCCTTAAACCTTGAGTGCCGCGAGTGCAAATATCAATCGGCGCCCAATCAGCTGACATGTCCAATACAGGGCCACTGACCCAGCTTGGATCCATTCCAGGCTGTACCTGTTTTTGGAATGGCTCATCGTATTGAAGATAAGGGTCTTGACGACCCATTAGCCCAGATGGATAAAAGCCATCAACACCAGGAGCGCTATTAGTCACACGTCTAAACCGTCCGATGCTTCATTCTATTGTTTTATCACTTCTTCTTTTTTGGTTTCTTTTTAGCAGTTCGTGCTGCATCTTTAAACGCTTGTTCTGTTGGGGCACCTTTGCTGCCTGGTTTGCGAGGCTTCCCGCCACGTTTCTTCTTGGCGTTGATGTTGGCATATAAACCGCGTTTTGCTGCCATTACCAAAATTCAGACTTACTTACATTCTGGCGAGTGGCCAAGGTTGTTTAACTAAAATCAGGTATCTGCACTTCTCCGGTGATGATCGACAAAGAAGGCAAAAGGCTAGCCGGAGAATTTCATGTTGCAATGCTGTGTGATCAGATTGAACGGTTAGAGCATTTAGAAGAAGTGAAGCATGTAGCAAAAGAAATGGTGCGGCTCAACTGGCAAATGAAAACTACAGTTGCCGGGATGGTTGAACGGGGCTGGTTGGAACAGGGTTTGTAATGCCCTTAGGCGTAACAGCGTTGCTTAAACCATTGTTGCTTGGTAGTTGTGCAACGGGTAAGCCTTGGTTTTGAACTGATCTAGATCTTTTGAAGCCTTTTTGTAAACGGGGTCAAATAACCAATGTGGTTGACTGGCTGCCGTTAATGCATCTTCAAAATTGGTACGGACTTGTTTTGTCTCTAGACCTATGCCTTCTTTCTGAAAGACTCTGGTCTCATAACACCGACCAGTTGCGCCTAGAAAACGCAGCGCTGCATGTTGGTCACGCTTTTTATAAAGACGGTGAAGAAGGTTTTCTGATTGGCCTATGTAATGAGGTTTTTCTATGTCGCCAAGTGGGTCGCCAATCCAATAAAGCCCTGGGCCAGACAGATCGCCTCCTTTAAGGCTGGTCTTCACCCATTCGCGAGGGTGCGGAATGTTGTGTCTTAAACAGGCACGTTCAAGCTCTGTCTTCATCACCTCAGCTTTCAGGTCTTGCATGTCAGAAGTAAGAAACTCAATTTTTGCGCTATGGGCATCTATTTTTTTATCTTGTGCTTCCAAGGCATCTGCCATCCCGCGAAGCATTACAACCGCGCTGGGGTGGGACGGTGCTTCGACCATTTCGTGCCCTTTGAATATGGCTACAAGCTTTCCGTATAGCCAAACCTCTAATGCGACCAGAGCCCAAGCCGCCGCATGAAGAGCAATCCGTTCATGCACCCAAGTGCCGCGCAATTCGTTGGGGCCATCCGTAATTTCTTGAATCAACACGTGTGCCGGGATTCCGGCAGACCTAGAGAACTCGACCAAGAACGCATCAGCCCGTTTTTGGTCTTTGTAGTGGCTGTATTTCTTCCCAACACCTTGGAGCAGGCGGCTAATGTGAATCTGCTGGAACTGATGCCCGTTGTATTCAACCGTTCTAGTTGGCACCTGACCACCTGACCACCAATCTTGCCCTTCTGGCTGGATTAGGACTAGATCAGGCATTCCTGTTACGCAGGCGTTACTAACTATATTAAAGCGTTTTGTAATCTCTACCAAACCTGGCCAACCTTGCTCTTTGCCCTGCCGGTCTTCCATGGTTTGACCTGATTCATGGCACTCAAGATCAGATACCCGCATCCATCAATCCAGTGTTCTAATCCTGGGGCCTTATCAACAATAAAATCGTCTGCGCCTTCCTTATAAGTCACAGACCGGAAGCCCTTGATCGTATTTTTAGCTCTTGGATGAACAAACATCCGAACCTCACCAACCGCATTCTTGATTAACCAGTTTGTACTGTTGAGACGGTCTTTAATGGCCCATGGTGCATTTGGTGCAACAACCTTGATGCCATATTTACGGATGATGCCGTGGTCAGTGGCGCCTGCTGCTGAGGTTTTACGGGCCTTGCCTGTTGGGTCAGGGTAAGCAACGATTTCACGATCAGGGAACCGCTCACGCAACATCAAGCAAACCTCATCTGTATTGCTGTTTTTCACTGCGATCTCATCCCAAATATGCAGCGTGTCGCCTACCTTGCTGCAGATCACACCAGCCATAATCCCAACGTTGAAATCGAGGCCAACCAGTATCGGGCCACCCATGTCTTTAACGGTGTCATCGATGTTTTCGTCGCTGAACTCTGGAAAGACAAGGCCAGAGAACGATTGAAATGATGCCTCAAACTCCTGCCTGAATGTCCGCTCATCAAGCGTGCGCCTTGCTAGCTCGACTTCTTCTGGCGGGACGTTGCCGCCTTCGATGGTGTTGTAACTAAAGGTTTGCCAACCGGGTTCATGTTCTGCCTGTTCGTACCATTCATGAAAATGGTTAAAGCCTGCAGGCGTGCTTATAAAAATTGCGCTGCCACGCTGATCAGCAAGGGCTGGCCTGATTACCATCTCCCAGCAATCAGCAGGAATGTAAGCGGCCTCATCAAGAATGACGTTGCTCAGGCTGTTGCCTCTCAAGCTGTCGTATCTATCCCCGCCTTTGAGTTCGATGCGTGAGCCGTTGATCAGCTCGATGCTGAGATCAACTTCGTTCTTGTCTGCAAATAGCTCTGGCGGCACCATTGCCTTAAGTTGGCGCCATGCGATCGACTTTGCTGCTCTGTATGTAGGGGCTAGATACCAGTTCAGGGAGCCTGCTTTTTGCGCTGCCCATACGATCAGCTGAACAAGAGACAGGTGAGTTTTACCGAAACGACGACCTGCAGCCAGCATCCTGAATCTGGCTGGATTGCCAAATACTTCTGTTTGCGGGATTGTCAGACCACCAATTAACCCGTTGGCAAATGGCAGCAAATCAGTGTCTAACGTCTTTGCTTGGATCGGTTCCAGTAAGGAGCCGCCTGGGCAGTTAGAGAGAAGACTCATCCGTCACTGATGTCTTGTGAGCGTTCAAGAAATGCGGCTGCACTTTTGCGAGCAATGACAGCTTTGAGTTGATTGATTTTGGTTTCGGTCAAATGCATCGATGACACCCAGCCAAGCTCAGTCATGCCTCCCTGAATAACGCAAATTTCTACAGTGCCGTCATCAAGTGTTCTTGTAGTTACTGTCATTTCTGGTTGTGCCCATACTTCATAGCCAACCCGCTATAAGTGCCGCGTAGTGGGTGCTCAGGGTTGTCTCTGTCGTCTAATTCATACAGATGATCAAGGTAAATGGTGCGATTCCGCATTGCTTCTTGGTCTTGTGCGCCTGGTTTATTTGGGATCATTGGGTCAGGAATTGTCATTTGGTGTTGTTGTTAATGCCGACCAGTTGAACCATTGCGTCAAGGGCTTGCTTGCTGCACATGAACTGGCCTCGTTTAAAGCTGGCTTCTCTTAGCTCGCGATAACCGGCTAAAGCTTCTGCCATAAAGGCTTCGCGGGTCATGCGGCAATCTTCTTCTAGGCGTTTCCGAGCTTCAGAGATGTAATTATCTGTATGCCGCTCGGTGATATCCCAAGTTTCGGAAGCAAAGAGAATGATATTTGCTCGAGAAGTCCCTTTGCAAAGCATTGAGTAGATCGTGTCAGTTCTGAGCAGTACCTCAGAACGTGTTGATCTTTTCTTTCTTTTGGTGGGCTTTTTATCCACCTGAAATAAACGAAGGTATTTTAAGGATAACGCTTGCGTACAGAGAATCAGCGGTGTACTCTTCAGAAGTCAGCGATGCGCCGCGTCGGGACACCTGAATTTCACAACTGAACCATGACCTGCTTTCTTGCTTGGGGGGCAGCGTTGCTGCTGCTTCCCGTGATCGTGCTGTTGTACGTGACGGCTTCACCACAACAACACGCCAAACGCCTTAGGGCTGCTGGCCACACATATAAATCAATTGGGGACCGCTTTAAGGTCCACGCTTCAACCGCTAGGAGGTGGGCGCTGGCTTAACCAATAGGAGAGACATTGCCCAGCCTTCTCGGGGGTCTGGGCTCACTCCTGATGTCTCAGGCAGGAGAGGAACAAGCCAACGT